AGCGGTCGGGGCGCACAGTATGCTTACATAGCCCCATTCAGAAGCCAAGCCAAGCGGGTGGCATGGGATTACCTCAAGCATTACGCCGCACCAGTAACCAAAGCCACCAACGAAGCCGACCTGATGGTGGAGCTGGTGAACGGCGCAAAGATCATGTTGTTCGGGGCTGATAACGCAGACTCAATGCGGGGTATGGGCTTTAACGGCGTTTACATGGACGAATACGGTGACTTCAGACCAAGCGTATGGGGCAACATCATTCGACCAACATTGTCAGACCGGCTTGGCTGGGCGGTATTTGGTGGTACGCCAAAGGGCAAAAACCAGTTTCACGACATTTACAAAGTCAGTCAGGTAGTGCCAGATTGGTTTTTGTTGCGCCTACCGGCATCGGTGTCCAAGCTATTGCCAGACTCAGAATTGCAAGCGGCTCGGTCTCAGTTAAGCCAAGACCAGTACGACCAAGAATACGAGTGCAGCTTTGATGCCGCCTTGTTGGGGGCGTTTTTTGGTCAGGAAATGCGCCTTGCTGATGATGAGGGTAGGATTTGTGAGCTGCCGTTTGAGCCTGAGTATTCGGTTTACACGGCATGGGACTTAGGTTACCGAGACGACACCGCCATTTGGTTTTATCAGGTAGTGCGGGGCGAAATCAGGGTAATGGACTATTACGCTGTAAGTGGCGCAAGCATTGAGGAAATCTGTGATGCAGTCATAGCCAAGGGTTACCGATACACCCGCCACCACCTACCGCATGATGCTAGAGCCAAAACCTTGGCCTCGGGCGGTAAATCCATCGTTGAGCAGTTGGCTGCACATTTGGGTGGCATGAGCAAGCTGGCAATTGTGCCTGACCTTGGCGTACAAGACGGCATCCAAGCGGTGCGGATGATTCTGCCCATCTGTTACTTTGATTCTAGATGCGATGAGGGCTTGGAAGCGTTAAGGCAATATCAGCGGGAATATGATGAGGACAAGAAAACTTTTCGTCAAACTCCACGCCACGATTGGTGCTCACACCCCGCAGATGCGTTTAGAATGCTTGCAGTAGCCTATCGACAAGAGGCAAAAGATCAAACACCGCCCAAGGGCAAGACCCTGCAAACCATCACATTGGATGAGCTGTGGGATTATGAGATGCAACATAAAGAGGAGCGAATATGAGCCAGCCAGTAGCAGAAGTCGGTGCATACAAAAACATCACCGCCACAGGCGCAGTCACAACAGGCCCATGCCAATTGCTTGGCTTTTACGTTAACAACACCAGCTCAGGCACTTTGGTGCTTAGAGACGGTGGTGCAAGCGGTACGGTTATGTCAGGCACGATTACGCCCGCCATTGGGTTTCACCCATTCCCTGCCAACGTAGGAACTAGCTTACACGCAACCGAGGGTGGCACATTGGATGTGACATTCTTCTTTGCCAGCGGTAACTGATCATGTACGAAGAAAACGGCGCATATGAGGGCGAAGACCCAGGCCCGTACTGGCATGACCAGATTGAGACCGCCATCAAGATATTTGACAAGTGGGAGAAGCGCGGCTTAAAGGTTGTCAAGCGGTATCGGGACGAGCGTGATGCCATTGAGATGCCAAGGATGAAGTTCAACATCCTGTGGTCAAACATCCAAGTGCTGTTCCCTGCCCTATACGGTCGCCAAGCCAAGCCCGAAGTGTCACGCCGGTACATGGATCAAGACCCTGTGGGTCGATTGGCCTCTACGATGCTTGAGCGTGTCATGGAATACGAAACCACGCAATTCGGTGACTTTGACGCTGCCATGTCTGGTGCGGTGCAAGATAGATTGTTGCCTGGTCGCGGTACGGCATGGATTCGCTATGAGCCTGTGATTGTCAATGACCGCCCCGAGGTCGAGGGTGTGGAGCAAGACGAATCACAGGTTTACAACACGATTGAAGACCCGACAGAGCGCATTGATGCGGCTCACAGCCCCATTGATTACGTCTATTGGTCAGACTTCTTGCATTCACCCGCCCGCACATGGGATGAGGTGTGGTGGGTGGCTCGAGCTGTCTACATGACCAAGGAGGAGGGTGTAGAGCGCTTTGGTGACGTATTCAACAACGTCAGCCTGACCAGCTCAAACACCGACATGGACGGCAAGAATCCATTGACCGCCAAGATGACCTATGACAAAAAAGCAATGGTCTATGAGATTTGGAACAAGCGCACGGCTAAGGTTTGTTGGATTGCCAAAGGTTATCCACAGGCATTAGATGAGCGTGATGACCCGTTAGAGTTGGAAGAATTCTTCCCATGCCCTAAGCCGTTGATGGCAACCACCACCACCGGCACGATGATTCCTGTACCTGATTACTGCGAGTACGAGGATCAGGCGCAAGAGCTGGACAACTTAACGCAGCGTATTTACTTGCTGACCAAGGCTTGTAAAGCGGTCGGCGTGTTCAATGCTGAGTTTAAAGAGCTGGCGCGGATGTTCAGCGAGGGCGTGGACAACAAGCTGTTCCCTGTCACTGGATGGGCGGCAATGTCGGAAAAGGGCGGCTTAAAGGGCGCTATCGACATGATGGACACCTCGCAGATCATTGTGACCTTGCGGGAGCTGTACGCAGCCAGAGAACAGGTCAAGCAGTCGATCTACGAAATCATGGGCATATCGGACATTTTGCGTGGATCGTCCAAAGCCCAAGAAACCCTTGGTGCTCAACAGCTCAAGGCCAACTTTGGTAGCTTGCGGTTAAAGAGCAGCCAAGGCGATGTGGCTAAGTTTGCCACCGACATCTTTAAGCTCAAAGCGCAAATTATCTGTAAGTTCTACCCGCCTGAGCTGATTGTGCAAATGTCTGGGGTGATGAACACGCCCGATGGTCAAGACCCGCAGATGTTGCAAGCGGCATTGGAGATGCTATCTAACAGCACCATCCGCGATTTCCATATTGCGGTAGAGGCTGACAGCTTGGCTCAGATTGATGAGCAAGCAGAGAAGCAGGGCGCACAAGAGGCAATCCAAGCTATTGGTCTGTTCTTGCGTGAGGCAATCCCAATGATTAGCCAAGCGCCTGAGACCTTGCCAATGGCCTCTGAGATGCTGTTATTCCTTGTGCGCCGGTTCAGAGCCGGTCGGGGATTGGAGAGCGCGGTCGAGAGGGCAATGAAAGCCTTGCAAGACAAGGCAGACCAAGCGGCTCAACAACAGCCTAGCCCACCGCCCGAGATGCTACAGATGCAAGCCGAACAGCAAGCAGAGCAAATGCGTATGCAAGCACAAGCGCAGTCTGAACAAATGAAGATGCAAGCAGACGCACAATTAGCGCAAGCACAGGCACAGCTTGATATGCAAATGCACCAAGCTAAGGTGCAAGCCGAAATGCAATTGGCGCAAATGAAAGCCGATTTTGAGACTGTTAAGCAGAACAATGAACTTCAAATTAAAGCCAGAGAGATGGCAGGGAAGGAAGAATATGAACGATGGAAAGCAGAACTTGACGCAGCGACTAAGATCATGGTGGCAAGGATTGGTAGCAACCCTGGTGTCGACCTACCAGTGGTTGAAGCAGCGGCTGCACAAATAACCAATGAGTTGGGCGGCACGATTGTTCAAGCAATGGACAAAATAACCGCCTTGCACGACAACATGGCAAATTTGCACGGTGAATCAATGCAGAACATTGGCGCAGCTATGCAAAGGCTCACCGCACCCAAAAAAGTTATCAGGGGTGCTGATGGCTTAGTAATAGGCGTGGAGACAGCATGAGCCTTGTCTTAGCTGATCGGGTCAGGCAGACTACTACCTCAACAGGTACAGGGACGATCACGCTAAATGGCTCGGTTGAGGGGTTTCAGTCATTCACGGCGATTGGTAACGGTAACACGACCTATTACACAATCTCGGGCGGCGCTCAATGGGAGGTTGGGATCGGTACTTACTCTAGCGGGACATTAGCTAGAACGACCGTAATCTCCTCATCTACAGGCTCAAAACTTGATCTTGCGGCTGGCACAAAGGATGTATTTGTCACCTTACCGGCAAGCGTGGCGGTCACAAGCGGCACAGATGTCACGTTTACCAAGGTCACATCGCCTACAGTTCAAGCAACCAATTCAGCAGGGTTATCCTTTAAAAACTCAACAGGCACAACCCAATTAAGCATGGGCGCTGGCGGTGGGGATAACTTGACGTTAAGCGTGTCGACCAACATCAATGGCGTAAACGCCCAAGTAGACATTAGCCCGACAGGTACAGGTCATGTCCACATGAAGCCCACAGGTACAGGATCGGTTGAGATAGCGCCAACAAATGCGGGCACATTGGATAACTTGGTCATTGGCGGCGTTACCCCTAAAAACGGCACGTTTGTCAATGTAGCCGCAACCACTGGCACGGTATCAACAGCACCGTCAGGCGGTACAGACATTGTGAACAAGACTTACGCAGATGGATTAGCCGCTAAGTGGGGTGAGTAATGTTTGGCATATCAGCCTTTGCACAGCTACCATTTAGCACGGTTGGCGCGGGAGTTCCACCTACACCAGTAGAGGACATTTTGCTTGGCGGTCACTTTGGCTTTGACGAAAAAAAGCGCGATGCACAATGGGCTAAAGACCGAAAGTTAGAGGGTCAGCGCAAGCTCAAACTGCAAGAGGCGTTGTTTGGTCTACCGCCCGAGGTCAGAGAAGAAATCACTTCCGCGCCTGAGCAAACAATAGAGGTTGCGGTCAGAAAACAAATTGATTATGATTTGCTCATGCAAAGGGTCAAAGACCTTGAGGTGCGTGTTAAGCTCAAACGTGATGAAGAAGATATTGCAATGATTTTGGAGATGATGTGAGAACAACATGGGTATTTCCATCTGACGGTAGCGAGCCTTACGAAAAATCTAAGGGTCGATCTGGTGAATACACCGCAGTGATGGGCGACATTGCCCCATTCATGTCACCTGATGGCGTAATGATTGAGGGCAGAAAGCAGTGGCGTGACCACCTTAAGCGCACCGATTCAATTGAGATGGGGCATTCTGACGTTAAGTATGCACAGCAAGAGTGGAACAAAAAGAAAGAGGCGCACCGAGACAGGTTGCGCGGT